GCTAAAGGTTGATTCCCTTAAGAGCCGAACTCCTGTTCCGATAGGATTAGGAGTACGGTACCCAAGCAACTTTAAAGGATAGAGGAGGATCACGGGGAAGAACTCCCCAGCGACCATCACCTGACCCATAAAGCGCGCTAGCTAGCACGACATCGCTGTGCCAGTGGTCCCACGGTAAAAATCGCGAGACAACTTTCACGGCTTTGAAGTACCTGATTCCGTCCTTCCATTTGTACCGCCAGTGACTTTCGTCACAATGCAATACAACGTCGCCGAGTTCTTCGGGACCTTTACAACGACGTACATCAGTTGGAAGTAAATCCAGCCAATGAAGGAGAGGCCCAAGATGATCCCCGCCAGTAATGGCAGAGAGCTTCGAAAGGCTTTTCCTAACACCGTTGTAATCTGGGAGGAGTTTCCACGGGTCATTCAAAAGTTCCTTGATGTAAAAGGGTCTAACGTCAACGCCTTCGAAGAAGTCGCCGCCGCAAGATTCCCGAAACTTCACAGAACCAGAGAATGTCTTCTCCTTGTTAAGGGAGAACCCACAGAAACGAAGGACAGCTGTAGCTTCACGCACGAGGGAGTCCGGAATGATGATATCGTCACCAAAGACGAATACATCATGACCGAGAATCCCCTGATGACCGTTTTCACGTAGCAAAACTACCATGATCGCGGCAAATATCAGGGTTTCGAGCTCGAAGGTATAGCCGTTACCCATGCTTGAGAATTTCTCAAGCTTGTACCAGCGCCTACTCACAAGAGTATGCGTGGAACGAAGAGCGGAAAGCTCCTCGAACCATCTGGTAGGGAGCAAGAGCCTCACTAACTCTATGCTCACGGTATCGCTAGCATTCGACAGGTCGAGAGTTGCGAATTCTCGCGTGACAGAGGATTCTTTAGCCTTGCGGCGATGGATATCCTGAGCACAATCCAAGTCCCACCGAGCCTTGGCACGAAGCCGAGTTCGAATGGAACGACCAAGACCAAGCTGGTAGAAAACGTTTATCGACGGTTCAACCGCGATAGAGCGATCTACGAGAGCAGTCTTTGGAACGGTAAGGTAGCGATTGCCCCTTACCCAGGACACCTGTCCATGACGAGCAGAATTAGTTCTGCCCCAGAAAGTCTGGAGATATGGTAGAATATACCACATCGCGTCATGGGTGAGGGTGGGTACTGACGTCATTTTATCTGGGACTGTCGTCAGACGTCCACGATCAGAGAACGTAGCACCAGGGCCAAACCGACCTTCGATATCATCTAAGGAAGGAGGGCTCGTCCCGATCCACTCGCGTATCTGCTTTGCAACCTTTCGGAGAAACCGAAAGACCGCCAAGTCCGACGGATGGAGGAATCCACCGTAGTTGAACTTGGAGAGACGCTCATTGGTCCGGTAACACTGGTATTCGCCGTCTAGCCACTTTTTAAAGGCGGTTGCACGACGATCTACTCCCGGAACGGCAAGCCCGCGGACCTTACGAATAAGATCTGTAGCTTGGCGGTCACAGAAGTAGGACCTAACGTTATCGTAGTGGCGTGGATCAGTCGACAACGACATGATCCCAGCTAGGTCATCATAGCGCAGCATAATCGCCACGCTAAGAGCCCTAGCTGTCCCGAGCTCCTCCAAATAAGGAAGGAGCACTCGCGAAGAAGTGTTCAACGAGTTATCACGCATCAGTTATGCTCCCGGTTAAGTGGGAGCGTAACCGGCCTGCGCACTGCTCTTGATCAGTGTCGAGGCCATCAGATTCAGCACCTGGTTCACCTCATTGAGGTTAGCCGAGGGGATGCCCTGAGGAAGCGTGAGAACGCCGGTAAACACGACGCGATCCTTCGCGGAGTAGAGCGTGGTGGTCGAATCCTGAACCGCATACGGCATGCTGAACTCAAAGCTCAGCTGACGAGCGGTTTTCGGACCGTTCCACTTGCTCGACACCTTGAAGAGGGAACGAAGTCCAACGGGAAGTCCCGCGGCCGCACCAGTGTCTTGACGCCATACTGCAGGTGAGCTTTCGCCACCAGAGGCAGCAATGGCATCGTACACGATGTCGGTCGTACCGTCTGCTTTCTTGACGGTAATGGAAGCCATCGAAGGCATGAAGTTTCCTTTCGTTTACTGCGCGAGAATTCGCGACAGCAGATGGACTCCCCTACACGGCCAATAAGCAATTTCCTTACAGACAGAGATGTCACTTTCGCGACAACTGCTGAATGAGAAGGGAAACTGCGGTAGCAGCGCGTGTGGCTGAGGGGAGGGTGAGTTTTTTGACATTAAAAGACGGGGAACTTAGTCCTAGGTTCCTGTCCGTCCAGACGCCGAAGGCAGTCCATGAATTCGGTTGGAGCGTCCGCGGCCCGGTATAACCGGGTCGATAGTCGTTCCTTCCGTTATCCACAGTGATTATCTTTCGGCCCCAGTACGTATTTTTTAATGTCATACCAGCAAAGTCGCTAAGAGAGCCCAGAACCTGGCCTACATTAGCGAACCAGTCAACCACGAAGGAAAACGGCACAAGCTCCCACGCAACTGATAAGGGGTTCAAGACCCCATATTGGTCGAGCGAGTGAAGGCCGTAATCAGCGATAGCTTCGACCGCTCCGCCTTGCTGACACTGGTAGTAAACTACCACATCATCATCAGTCCAAACGGCACTGGTGGGTTGATGGTCGGCAATATGGAACTTGTCGAAGTTAAGAGCACGTCCCTTCGCACTAGTGAAGGTTTTGATTGGGTTATGCAAAATTTCAAGGCCATCATGAATGTCCTTGAAAAGAGGCTCCCAACCAAAATGATACTCAAGCCAGTTATTTGACCACGACTTACGAGCGCTAATACCTCTCGGCTGCAAATGCATCCGAAGAGTAGAAGCAGCTCCTAAGAAGTTAAGTCCTTTTACTTGCTTAGTAAACCTCCACAGTGTGGTGGCAGAACGCTCAACCATGCCGAGTGCCTGGCGGTACTCAGCAAAGTCTACGCCGAATTGCGCGCTATCGTAGATACGACCTTTGAATCGTTCGTAGGCCAAGTTAATGGTCTGCGTATCGAGACTCTGATTGTACCACGCTAGATTGCAAATCTGCGCTGCGTCCTTCGTAGGTGTGCCCAACATGGTCAAACCATTATAACCTTTCGCACGAAGATGGCCTCGCTTCGCGTGATAATACAAGGGCCGGTCGACTGGAAATTTCTGAATCCAGCGAACACGGAACATGTAGTCAGCGTAGTAAGATCCCTCTATGCGATAGATTTCTTGGTTTGGCCGTTGAACTGTTGGAGCAACCATCGGAGTTGACAGCCACCGAGGCCAGACAAGGTCATTTTTCAATGACCGGCCTCAGAGAAGCTTCCTTTCTGTTATGGCGAGTGCATGGAAAAGGGCGTCTAGGGAATCCCCTAGAGAGACCTACCCATAACATCCCGCGTAGCAGAGGG